ACAAAGAAAACAGTGCCAGCACTGTAGGGAGTTAAAAAATGGATATGAAAAATATTTTACAAAACATGGATGCAGCCGCAAGTGGTGATAAACCTTCCGCTGATACAAAAGATGTTAACAGTATGAAAACTATCTTAGAGTCTATACAAGAATGTGGTAGCCCAATGATGGCAGGACAAGAAATGCCAATGGCGTCAGAAGGTGGACAACCAGTAACAGTAAGTATTACAGCATCAGGTAAAGATAATGTATCAGACTTAATTGCAATGATGCAAGATGCTGCTGGCATTACACAGATGGGTCCAGCAGTTACAGATGAACCAAAAATGTTACCAGCACCAGATGGCGATGACCAAGAAATGGACATGGCTACTATGAGAGACTTAATAGTTGGTAAACCTGATGAACCAACTGAAGAAAATTATGCCAATTCACCAGATCCAGAATACGGTGATATGAGCGATGCTATTCCAGATGGTAATGATTTGAACCGCAAGAAGAAAGCATACCCTGCTACACAAGATGGCGACAACCCAATGGCTGTTGAAGACGATAGCGATGATACATCTGAGTTAGAAGCACGTATTAAAGAAGAACTAAAAGCAGCATTAGAAGGTAAGTATTCTAAAAAAAAAGTCGACAAAAAAGTAAGTGAAAAAGAATCACCAGCAGGCGGTCCAGCATGTTGGGATGGTAAAAAGATTGGAAGCCCTAAAACTAAAATGAAGGGCGGAAAAAGAGTAAACAACTGCGTATCAGCTTAATTCCTTAAACTAATCAATAGGCTCTTCGGGGCCTATTTTTTTGAATAAATATTATTATGGCAGCATCACTAGACGGCGTCTTAATTAAGAAAGCCAATAAACAAGAAACATTTACAAATGCACAAGTAGAAGACTTGATGAAGTGCATGGATCCTGACGAAGGGTATCTACACTTTGCAAAACACTTTGCATTTATTCAACATCCTGTGAAGGGAAAACTGTTATTTGATCCTTACGAGTATCAGTTAAGACTGATGCACAGTTATCATAACTATCGTTTTAATATTAATATGATGCCTAGACAAACAGGTAAAACTACCTGTGCTAGTATCTACCTAGCATGGTATGCAATGTTTAAACCAGATCAAACTATTCTAGTTGCTGCACACAAATACACAGGCGCACAAGAAATTATGTCACGCATACGCTTTGTGTATGAGACTTGTCCTGATCATATACGTGCAGGTGTTACAAGTTATAACAAACAATCGATTGAATTTGAAAATGGTTCACGTATTGTAGCACAAACAACAACAGGCAACACAGGACGTGGTATGAGTATTTCGTTACTGTACTGTGACGAGTTTGCATTTGTTATGCCTAACATTGCTGAAGAGTTTTGGACATCAATATCTCCTACACTAGCAACAGGTGGTCGTGCTATTATTACTAGCACACCTAACAGTGACGAAGATACATTTGCTACTATTTGGAAACAAGCAGAAGAAAAGTTTGATGCACACGGCAATGAACAAGAGCTTGGAATAAATGGATTTCATAGTTTTGTTGCCGAGTGGCACGAACATCCTGATAGAGACGAAGCGTGGAAAGAAGAAGAAATCGGCCGTATTGGCGAAGAAAAGTTTAGACGTGAATACGGTTGCGAATTCTTAGTATTTGACGAAACACTAATTAATTCAATTAAACTTGCAGCAATGGACGGCAGAAGCCCTATACTTAATATGGGGCAAACACGTTGGTATAAAAAACCAACCAGCCAATATACATATGCAGTAGCACTTGATCCTAGTATGGGCACAGGTGGCGATAATGCTGCTATACAAGTTTTTGAATTACCTAGTTACGAACAAGTTGCTGAATGGCAACACAATCAAACTGCAATACCCGGACAAGTTAGAGTGTTAAGTGATATATGCAAGTATCTAGAAGAGCAAACTAAAAACCCGCAAGGAATTTACTGGAGCGTGGAGAACAATGGACTAGGCGAGGCTGCCCTTATCGTTATAAACGACTACGGAGAAGAGAACATTCCGGGTTTGTTCGTCAGTGAGCCTATCCGCAAGGGACACGTTCGTAAATTCCGCAAAGGATTTAATACTACACACAGCACAAAAGTAACTGCTTGTAGTAGATTAAAGACTATGATTGAAAACGATAAAATGATTATCAACAGCAAACCGTTTGTATCTGAACTTAAAGGCTTTGTTGCTACAGGTTCAAGCTATCAAGCAAAATCTGGTATGAGTGATGATTTAGTAAGTGCAACATTACTTGCTATCAGAATGATGAGTGTGTTAAAAGACTGGGATCCTAGAGTGTACAATTCGTTTAATCAAGCAGAGGATATTGAAGACTACGAAGCACCCATGCCAATCTTCGTTAGCAGCAATTATTGATAAATACTTTTATGAAGAATCTTGACAACATAGCAGATGAACTATTTAATAAAGTTCGAGGACGTTTTCCGAATGTTACTATTGGTGACGAAGAAGGAAAAATAACTAATGTACCTGAAGAAGCTCGTTTCTTTGACTTTGAGTACAAAGAGTCAAACAGAGCATTAGGTAAAGTAAGTATTAGTATTGACGATACTAGTTTAAGTGTTATGTATAGTAATGATTTTGTTGCTAATGAAGACGCAATGACTAGAGACAATTGGTATAATTTTCTTAAAGAGCTTAGAGTATTCAGCAAGAAAAGAATGTTAAATTTTGATACTAGAAATATTACAAAATCAAACTTAGATCGCAGAGATTACAACTTTTTAGCGTCAAACCGCACTGAGGAAGAACAGATGACAGAGTCAACAATGTATGGAACAGATAAAACAAGTTTTCAAAAATTTGGAAACGCAAAATTATCTATAAAACATTCTACGCCAATTAGCGTAGAAGAGAATAGCAGAGCCAGAAGTCAAAAGATTGGCAAAATTTATATTGAAAATGCAGAGGGTGAAAAGTTTAAATATCCTTACAAACACCTAAGCGGTGCAAGAGCAATGGCAACACATGTTGCAGAAGGCGGTTATCCTTATGATGACTTTGGTAAACATATTGTAGGTTTGTCAGAAGAACTAAACAAGTTACGTAAGTTTAAAACTTATATGGGCCGTTCAAGTGTAATGGCAGAAAGTCTAGCTGGATATGTAGACATTGTTAAAGAACGTGCAGTAGCAATTAAAAAAGAAATTTCAAATTTACAAAAACCAGGTTATTATAAAGAAGCAGTTGACGGCTTTGAAACACCTGTACTAGAAGATGTACCAAGTGATGTTGCAGAAAATTGGATTGATCAACTTACTATCAAACAGTTTAACGAAGAATTACAAGATGTTTTTCCATACATTTATAATCTTGTAAGTGAAGCAACAAAAGCACAAGACGTAACATTAGAAGAATTAGAAGAAGGTCCTATTGATTGGGCTAAAGGTAAGATTGCTGACTTTAAACAAGGTCGTGCTGACAATATGAAACAGTATGATCAAGACTTACATATATTAAGAACGGTATTGTCAAGCAACGGCATGGACAAAACAATGATCAGCAGACTAGAACAAGGTTGTTTAAATGATCCAAGAGTTTGTTTGTATAATGAAATTCGTAAAAAGAATATGCAAGCCGGTGATATGGATGTAGAAGTAGAACGCATTGGTAAAGAATTAAACAGTGGGTGGACTACACGTTCGGGTACAACAGATGAACAAGCTATTGAAGATGCATTTGAAGAAATGATGGGACAGTTTGGTGAAGGTAACAGCCCGCACAAAAAAGGTACTGCAAAGTACAAGAAGCATATGGCAGCAATGCATGCCGAAGACTTTGATCCTGAACATTTTGATGGAGAGTTTCAAGGTTATGCTACAGGTGACGACGGTGAAGAAGACGGAGCAGATATAGAGTACACAGCAACAATAGTTAACGGTAAGCCAGTTGTGCATCCTAAGTCAATTAGAGTACATGCACATGGTACCAATCCAAGTAGCAAATTAGGCCATGATGTTGATATGGATACTGAAATGCAAGATCCAGAAGACATGATGCAACAGTGTCAAGATCATGCAAACGAACTTTGGGCAAAGCAACAACAAGCACAAGGCGAAGGTAATGCATATTCAGGTGCTGTAGCAAAAGCTAAAATGAACGGCAAGAAAAAAGGTGACAAAATTGACGGTCCAGACGGTGACGAGATTACACTTGAAAAGGACGAAAAGACACCATTAGGCGAGTTCATACTAAGTTACTTTGATAGAGAAAACGGACAGTTTCCAAAAGGTGAAACAGCAGTACTAACAATGGTAGAGAAAGACTACGGCGAGAAATTTATTACACCTGCTAAACAATTTATTGAAATGATCAATAACAAAGTAGCAGAAGTAATGGGCTACAGAGATACTGAAATGGAACCAACGATACAACAAGACGAAGAACTAGGCGATATACGTAGATTATCAGGGCTGTAATAGTCCTGTTATAAGTTTTATTTCTTTTTCTTTAAAAAAAGACTTGACAACGTAAATAGCAGAGTGTATAATAACAACTGTGCTATATACAAAATAGGCACTAGTAGCAATATAGCTACTGCACATAGGCATAACAATTAGGAGGCATAACTATGGCATCATTAGCAGAAATCCGTGCAAAGCTCAAAGAGCAAGAAGCAGGTAACAACAACAACCGCCAGTCAGGCGGTGATAACGGCATTTACCCATTTTGGAATATGAAAGAAGGCGAGAACTCGGTTCTACGTTTCCTTCCAGATGGCGATGGCGATAATACTTTCTTTTGGAAAGAACGTTTAGTAATTAAACTTCCATTTGCAGGTATTAAAGGTGAGACAGACTCACGTCCAGTACAAGTACAAATTCCGTGTATGGAAATGTACGGCGAAACATGTAACATTCTAAACGAAGTACGTGGCTGGTTTAAAGATCCAAGTCTTGAAGATATGGGTCGCAAGTATTGGAAGAAACGTTCTTATATCTTCCAAGGGTTTGTAACTGATAACCCGCTATCCGATGATCAAACTCCGGAGAATCCAATCCGTAGATTTATTATTGGTCCACAAATCTTCCAAATCATTAAGCAGGCGCTTATGGATCCGGATATGGAAGAGTTACCAACAGATTATACTGCTGGTGTAGACTTCCGTCTTAACAAAACAAGTAAAGGCGGTTATGCAGACTATTCAACATCTAATTGGGCACGTAGAGATCGTCCACTAGGTGACACTGAAATGAATGCAGTTAATACACACGGGCTGTTTAATTTAAGTGACTTCCTTCCTAAAAAGCCAGGTGATGTAGAACTAAAGGTTATGCAAGAAATGTTTGAAGCGTCAGTAGACGGTGAAGCATATGATGCAGAACGTTGGAGTAATTACTTCCGTCCAGCAGGTATGGCACAGCGTACAGGTGATCCTGTAAAAGCATCCACACCAGCACCGGCGGCACCAGTAGCGGCACCAGAAGCGGCTCCAGCGGCGGCACCAGTAGCAGAAGCGGCTCCGACAGTAGATCAGGCCAAAGCAGTAGGCGCGGGCGCAGACGATATTCTAGCAATGATTAGAGCACGTCAAGGACAATAAGAGCAAGCTAAAAGGGTTGCTTTGCTAAAGAGCAACCCTTTTTAGTTGCCCAACTTTTTAGATAGGAGAATAATATGGCGAATAAATCATTCGATCCGACTAAGTTCCGTAAGGACTTAACAAAATCCATCTCAGGCATGAGTAGTGGATTCAACGATCCTAAAGACTGGATCAGCACAGGTAACTTTGCACTAAACTATCTTATTAGTGGCGACTTTCACAAAGGTGTTCCGCTTGGTAAGGTAACTGTATTTGCAGGAGAATCCGGCGCAGGTAAATCTTATATCTGTTCAGGTAACATTGTAAAGGCAGCACAGGATCAAGGTATCTTTGTAGTACTAATTGACTCAGAGAATGCACTTGATGAAAGTTGGCTACACGCACTAGACGTAGACACTTCAGAAGACAAACTACTTAAACTTAATATGTCAATGATTGATGATGTTGCTAAAACACTGTCAACATTTATCGCAGACTATAAAACAATGGATGAAGAAGATCGTCCTAAAGTATTGTTTGTAGTTGATAGTTTAGGTATGTTACTAACACCTACTGATATTGATCAGTTTAACAAAGGTGATATGAAAGGTGATATGGGTCGTAAGCCCAAGCAGTTAACATCACTTGTTCGTAACACAGTTAACATGATTGGGTCATTAAATGTAGGCTTAGTATGTACCAACCACACTTATGCATCACAGGATATGTTTGATCCAGATGATAAGATTAGTGGTGGCTCAGGCTTTATCTATGCATCAAGTATTGTTGTTGCAATGAAAAAGATGAAGCTAAAAGAAGACGAAGATGGTAACAAGATCAGTCAAGTTATGGGTATCCGTGCTGGCTGTAAAGTTATGAAGACTCGTTATGCAAAACCGTTTGAAGGTGTACAAGTAAAGATTCCATACTCAACAGGTATGAATCCGTACAGTGGCTTGCTTGAATTGTTTGAGGCAAAA